GCAGGCCGGAATAATTGGCTTGGCTCACGTCGCCCGTCATCAGGTGGTACGGGACCATGTTCGCCGACACCGCCGCCATCTGCTGACGGATGAAATCGACGGTGTTCGCCGATGGCGTCGGATTGATGGCCGATGCCGTTTCGCCGGGACGAAGCCGCGCGATCATGCCGGGCCGCATCGTTTCCTCTAGCGGCCTACCAGCGCCGTCATCCGCCCCGGGCTGCTGCTGGCCGAGGGGCGAGGTGGACTGCCCTTCGCCCGGCTGGACTATGAGCGCGAGGCATGCCTGAACCTTTTCCTGAAGCCGCTTGGCATCTTCGATGTCACCGACGTCGCGCAGCGTCATTGCCACCGCTCCCAGCCACGATACGCCGCGCGTCTGGCGGAAGCGTAGGCGCTCGAAGAGATGATCGACGTGGTCGGCTGGGACGAAACGGGACTGCGCGCTGCTGGACCCGCGAATGGGATCGTTCGGATGGTCCGGAAAGATCCAGTAGCCCGTCCGCATCCCCAACACATCGAACTGGACGCCCTGAACGACCTTGCCGCCATCCCGCAAAACCATGTTGCGGCTGGTGTCGACCTGCGCGCCTTCAAGCCCCACGAGCAGGCCATTCGGCCCCGTGCGGTCCGGCATCCACAGAGTGACGCCTTCGCCGCCCACGATCATCTCGCGGACCGCCAGCTTGCCGTGACCATACCAGTCACCGAAGCCGTCGACCCGGCTTTCGACCCAGCGGTTCCAGCTGTCCTGCGCGCGCTGCTGCACGCGCTTTATGGGATGGGTGATCTGCACCGAAATGCCATCGCCCCATATCGTCGCCACCAGCTGCCGCACCGCGGCAGCTGCGTATTTGTTGTTGCGCACGAGGTCGTGACCCGCCCATGCCAACGCCTGCCGAGCCTGCGCGTTCTCCCCGTCTGCCGAACTGGCCGGGCGATTCCAGCCTTGCGTGCGACGGTCCTTAGCCGCGGCGTCATATTGCCGAATGCCGTCGCGCGCCGATTGCGAGGCCTCCAGGCGAGCGCGCGATGCCATCCGTTCCGCTGCCCAACCGGGCGCGAACGGCGCGATCACGCTGTCGAGAACATCCGAGAATGCCATGCGATCAGCGCGGATCGTAGACGGCGATGGTGGAGGCCGGGCGGCACGTCCCGACCGGGGCGGTCGCTGGAGCGGCCCGCTGGCGGAAATAATCGAGCGCACGCATGATGTCGGCGACACCGCGATAGGTGACGCTTTCGCCGTCGCTCTCGATACGGGCTTCGCCCGAGCCGAGGCCACGCTCCAGCGCGGCGATCTCGGTCGCGTAGTCAGGTGCGGGCATCAGAGCCATCCTTCAGTTCGATCGATAAAAGCGCCGCTCTCCCGCGGAGCGGGGGGCGGCGTTCGGGGCGCTTCCACTTTCGCGGCAGCGGGCATGGTGGCAGGCGCTATGGGACCGTCGAACAGTCCCGCCTGCGCCCCGTCTTTCGGAGCGTGCCGCTCGGCACGAAGCCGGGCCCAGTCCTCTTGGGTGAGGGTGTCGAGCATCAGCTTTTCGTGTGCGGCAGTGTTGTAGACCCGGCAATCCAGCCAATGGTTCGGTCGACCGGCAAGCGGCTTCCAGACCCGGCGCGGCTGGCCAGCGACCGTCTCGGTGACGATCGTTTCCGCCGTGATCTGCTCGAAATACTCGTCGGGCAGATCGACGTTGAAGTGAGCGCGACCCCGCGATGCCGAGATGGCGCCGACGGTTTCAGCTTCGGCTGCCGCGAGCGTCGATCGCAAGAAGCCGTACCAGCTGAGCTTCACGCCGAACGTGCCGACGATGAAAGCCTTGTCCTCCGCCTTCTTCGAAGCCTGCCCGGCCCTGCGGCCTTGCTGCTCGTAGCGCAGGTTCTCGCCACGACCGAGGATCGGCAGCTGCCAGCCGGCGCTACCGAATACCGCCAGGCGGTTCGGGTGCGCCCGGCAGAACGCTTCTGCCGCCTCGGTGTTGTACCCAGCGTCGACGCAGACCTGATCGATCCCGAACGAACGCCCGCCGGGAAAGACGATCTTGCGGCGGGCGTACGTATCGAGGTCGGCCCACGCGCCTTCGCCCTTCACGTCGGTCGGACCGGGGAGGAAGCGGGCGTCAAGCGTCCAGCTTTCGGCGTTTTCGCTCCAGCCTACCGTTTCGAGATAGAGGCCATCGCCTTGGACATCGACGCCCATGGTGATGACCAATGGCCCGACCGGGATGTGAACGATCTGGCGGGGACCCCATCCTTGCTCGCGCAGATCGCGGAGCTTCTCATAATCGGGGGTGCCGCCCTTCAGCTCGAACTCGAAACCGTGCACCAGATTGGTCCACGTCTTCAGCTTGTTCAGATCGCCCTGCGCATCGCGGAACGACACGGCCATATCGGCCCATGTCTGGAACGACGAAATGATGCCGGTCAGATGGAAGCCGCGCTTCACACTGGCCGGCATCCGCCCACGGGCAGCCCGGAATTCGTCTTCGGTCAAGATCCGCGGCGTCTTCACGCCATCGATCTCGTCCGACAGCCACCCATCAGGCAGCTTCATGCCCGCCTTCTGCCAATGCTCGATGTGATCGAAGCCGCAGCAGGGCGGTATCAGATGGGCCTGTTCGTGCTTGCCATCCGGCCACTGGACATCGCCCCACTCGGGGACGAACCAGCTGCCGCACTGCGGGCACTTCAGGTGGAAGCGGCGTCGATCCGACACCGCGTATGCCCGCCCGATCTTGCTCGTGCCCTTGATCGTGGGCGTCGAGATCTTCAGCCGCTTCGACAGCCCCTGTCGGCGCCAGACCTTCAGGCGCTGGTCGACCATCACCTCGGGCGAGCCCTGCCCGTCGAGATCTTCGGGAAACTGATCGAGATCGTCCTCGACGGCGTAGCGCACGGTACGCTGGCGCAGCGACGCGGCCGAGTTCGCGCCGGCCAACAACACGAAGCCGTTGGACCGGGAGAACCTGATCTTGCTCTTCGTCGAGCCGTTGCCATCCGGCGTGCCCTGCGCGCGGATCGTGCCGCCCCTGTCGGGATTAAGCCGCGGCGTGTTCTCGACCATCGGCCAGAACTTCTCCGCTGCCCAGTCGAGCGCCGCCTTCAGCGTCGCCTGGACGAACAGCATCGGCCCCGGCGCCAGATCGGAGATGAACCCGATCCAGTTTTCCGCCGATGCCGAGCCACCCGACTGGGCGCACTTGATGATCGCCGCTTCCTCGCAAGGGTCCTGCGGGGACATCGAGTCCATGATCTCGACCAATTCCGGCGCAGTCGTATGGCGCCAGGGGCCGGGGATGGGATCGTCGTCGGCGAAGCGGCGGAACTTGGTGGTCCATTCCGACAGCCACATGTCGGGCGGCGGGCGGAGGCCCGACGCGATCGACTTGTCGAGGCCTGCGACGTTCGTCCTCAGAGCCGCTGCGGCAGCATCGCCGAAGCGGTCGTAATCGAACGCCATTACACCTCCGCCTGTTCGGCTGCCGCCACCTCGTTTTCGATTGCCGCGTCGTCCGGCGTGTCGTCCTCGGCGGTAAGCACGCCCTGGTCGACCTGATCCGCCAGTTCGGCGAAGACGCGGTTTATCTCGGCGGTGCCGATCGCCATGATCGTGCGGGTGTCCCGCTCGACGGCGAGCCGTTCCGAGATCCCGCGGAACATCGAATGCATGCGCTCGCGGCACACCCGGCCTAGCTCGGCGCTACGCCGAAGCATCTCGACCGCAGGCACGAGCTCGCCGGCTTCACGTGCGTTCTTACGGCGCATGCTTGCCAGCGTTTCCTCGGCGAGGTCCGCACGTACATGCGCAGCGCTCCGCCGACCGTCGAGTAGATCACCCCCTTCCTCAACCGGCGCGGGCGCGGCGAGCGGAAGGCTGGCGCTCGGCCTGCCCCGCATCGGATCGACCCGCGCATTGATGCGCGCTTCCGTCCGCTCGACATCGACCTTGATCGCGCCGCTGGTCGGGCACTCGCCCATCACCAGCAAATCTTTCTTGGCCCAGTTCGAGACGGCCGATTTGCCGACGCCGCGATGAACGGCGAACTCGCCCTTCGTCATCAGCGTCATAAAACACCCCGTTCATGGCCGTGAACGAG